ACATCGGCTCTCGCCTTTGCTTTATACCTGCATAAGCGTAGCGCGTCGGGGGTTTGAAAGAACCCCCGTCCCCACCCCTCTCAAAAGGGGTGGGCGTCGCGCGAAAAGCGTGTTGCGCAAAGGGTAGAGCGTGATAAACGGAATAATGAATGAATGATTAAAAACGAAACAGAATGATGAAAAAGGTTGGTTGCTCCAGCGGTGTCCTGTTCGGTGGTAATGCGAACAACGGTGCGAATTGCGGCTTCGTGTATGCGAACTCGAATAACGCTCCTTCGAATACGAATGCGAACATCGGCTCTCGCCTATACTTTTCTATCGTGTGAAATTATGTCAATAAATGAGAAATACAACGGATGCAACGACCTTACCTCTTGGTAAAACAATTCAGTATCAGACCCAACGGGGTTGGTAGGGATTCCCTCTGTATCGGATACCGAAGACTCCAAATAAGAAAAGCAAACGACGATGAAACGTTACGGAAACTTATATGACAAGGTGATTTCTCCCGACAACCTGCGGCTGGCTGACACGATAGCCCGCAAGGGGAAGGTGGACACTCACGGCGTTCGTCTGCACGACCGCAACCGTGAGGCGAATATCGTCGCCTTGTATGAGGCTCTCCTGACGCAGACTTACCACACGTCGCCTTATCAGACATTCACGATCTACGAGCCGAAGGAAAGGCTCATATCACGTCTCCCGTACTACCCTGACCGCATTGTGCATCACGCCATTATGAACGTTGTTGAACCGATATGGCTCTCCGTCTATACGCACAACACATTCTCCTGCATCAAGGGACGTGGCATTGAGGGCTGCGCCCGTGCCGTTGACAGGATAATCGCCAAGTATAAGGGTCATCCCCTGTACTGCCTGAAAATAGACATCAGGAAGTATTATCCGTCAATCGACCACGACGTATTGAAGCGTATCGTGCGGAAAAAGATTAAAGACCAGAAGCTGCTGTGGCTCATTGACGAGATTATAGACAGCTCCGAGGGCTTGCCTATCGGCAACCATACTTCGGGATTCTTGGCTAACCTCTATCTTGCCTATTTCATGCACTACATCAACGAGCGTATCAAGTACGAACTCGGTATTGACGTTGAGAAGGTGCGGCTGGACGCTGTGGAGTATGCCGACGACATCCCGTTCTTCTCTGACAGTAAGGCGGTGCTGCACAAGGTGCTGGAAATCGTGACGCGATATTTCGCGGAGGAGCTTCACCTTGTCATCAAACCTAACTATCAGATATTCCCTATCGCAAAGAACCGTAAAGACAAACACGGGCGTGCGCTCGACTATGTCGGTTACAAGTTCTATCGCGAACAAAAACTCTTGCGCAAAGGCGTAAAGAAAAACCTGTGCCGAGCTGTTGCGAAGCTCCGCAAGTTCAACCCCACAATCGGCTATAAGGAATTCAAGATAGCCATATCAGCGTGGATCGGCTGGGTGAAGCACAGCAACAGCAAGCACATTCTCAAACTTATTACAAACACACTAAACAAAGAATATTATGGCATTTTACGACACGAAGCCCTCGAAATTCGAGGCAGTAGGCAACGGCAGCTATGTCTATCGTTGGAACATTCAGGAAGTGGAAGCCCCTGCACAGCAGGACGGCGAACAGCGTACCCAGTGGCAGTGTGAGGAAGTCATCATCTGGGCTCCCGTCACAGCCAACAAAATCACGGAGGCGGTCATCGAACACACCTGCCCGAGCAGCCGCGAACAGAAGCTCGTCAACGAGTACAACGGCGCGAATCTCGGTGTTTACGGGGCTAAAACGAGTGAAGCCGCCCGTGCGAAGATTGCAGCGTACACCGAATTCCTCACTGAACGCAAGGCGTTGAAGGAAATGGTGGACGCAGACTGCGCTGAATTGGGAATCCGTTAAACCACTTTGAAAGGTATGGCAAAGCGTTTCAGCGAACTCGGAATCAAGGCGATAGACGACCGTAAGATATTCAACTGTCAGCAGGTCAGCATCACCGACATTCTGAACAGCGAGATTGAGGTCATCGACTTTCTCACGGCTGTCCACACGCAGCACGGAGAGGGTCGATACCTCGTCCACTTCCGCATGGTGGAAGGCGGTGAGGAGGGCAAGTTTTTCACGAACTCGCAGAACCTGAAAAGCATCCTCGACCAAATCAAGCCAAAAGACCTCCCGTTTATCACGGTCATCAAGGCTGCGAAGTGCGGTAAAGGGAAACTATATCAATTCACGTGATTTTAGCCCCGTACAGCGCACATCGGCACCCGGATAATAAAAGTATATGATTATATTGTAATCGTTTGTTAGACGCGAAATTTTGAATAAATAACACAAGAAAATGAAAATCTACGGCACAGACAACAGACTGATATTGGATGTAGAGGTTGATGATAACAGCTACCGTTACCGGGCTATTATGGGCGACCACAATCTGACGCTGTATTTCTCGCTTGCCGAGCATGTCGAAATACCTGTCGGGGCGTGGTGCGAGTATCAGAGCAACCGCTACACGCTGGAGAGACCGGAAGCGTTGAAGATGAAGCACCGCCGCCTGTTCGAGTACACCGTCACAATGGAGGGTCAGGAATCCAAGGCGAAGATATGGATGTTCCGCAACCCCGTTGACGGCAGGGTGAAGTTCCCGTTGACAGCGACCCCGCATGAGCATCTGCAGATGTTCGTCGATAATATGAACCGCCGTGATAGCGGCTGGACGATAGGGCAATGTATCGAAGGCGCAGAAACGCTCATCACTTACGATCACCTGAAATGCTATGACGCTCTCGGTCTTATGGCGCAGGAGCTGAAAACGGAGTTTGAGATTGTCGGCAAGACCGTCTCGCTGCGTAAGGTGGAATACAACAAGAGCAACCCGCTTCCGCTGTCCTACGGCAAGGGCAACGGCTTCAAGCCTGACCTCGGACGCTCCAACAGCTCAAGCAACCCGCCTGTCGAGATTCTCTTTGTGCAAGGCGGAGACAAGAATATCGACCCGAGCGAATACGGCTCACGTGAGCTTCGTCTGCCGAAGTCACAGGAGATAGGCTATGACGGCGAACATTTTGAGGATGAGACTGGCTACAATTCAGCCAACGCCCGCCATTATCTCACTGACGCACAGGGTCTGTCGCTGTATAGAACCGACGCCCTCCTGACTAACCACGCCGAGGACAGCCTTGACTGCTCGGAGATATACCCGAAACGTGTAGGCACTATCAGCAGCGTCGTAGTGGTGGACGCTGACAAGCATTTCTACGATATTGTTGACAGCAGCATCCCGTCGAACCTCAACTATGAGGACTACCTGATACAGGGCGAGACTATGACGATAATTTTCCAGTCAGGTATGCTGGCGGGTCGTGAGTTTGATGTCAAGTATTTCCACAACGCCGTCGGCAACAAGGCGGCAAGGCGTTTCGAGATAGTCCCTGCGGAGCTTGACGGAGAGACAATGCCTAACAGCACCTTCATCCCTGCCGTAGGAGACAAGTACGTTGTATTCAATTGTACGCTTCCAGCAGCCTATATCTGTGACAGCTCCACAAAGTCAGGTGCGGAATGGGACATGTTCCGCGAGGCGGTCAGATACAAGTTCGACAACGAGGAGCAGAAATTCACGTTCACGGGCGAGCTTGACGGCATTTGGGCGAAGAAGGACTGGGTGAACATCAACGGTCGTATCGTCTTGGGTGGCTATATCAGCTTCCACGATTCGAGTTTCCAGCAGAAAGGCGTGTTGGTGCGCATCACCGGCATAAAAGACTATGTCAACGATCCTCACTCCCCTGTCATTGAGCTGTCGAACGAGACCGTCAGCCCGAATTTCAACACCGAGATAAATCAGTTGCAGGGGCAGGAAATCCTCATCAACGAGAGCCACACACAGGCATTGAACTTCACGAAACGCCGTTGGCGCGACGCGAAGGAATCGATGGCTATGCTCGAGAACGCCCTGCTCACTAACTTCACGGAGAGCATCAGCCCTATCGCCATTCAGACGATGCAGCTGCTGGCGGGTGACGAATCATTGCAATACCGTTTCGTGAACAACACGACCAACCCACAGACCGTGACACCGAACATCACTTACAGCAACACCAACCGTCAGCTGTCAGTCCCTGCCGGTATCATCCAGCACATGACCTTGGGAATCACCGACGTTAATAATGTCCACGCCGTGAGCGATTACAAGTTTTGGAGCCTCCCGGCTTATACGAGCGCAGTGTTGTCAGACCCTGACAAGAGCTATTATCTCTACGCCAAGGTTATGACCGACCCGAACCGTACCACCGATCCAGAAGGCAACCATTTCCTGCTGTCAGACCACGCTATCGGTTTGGAAGCCGTGAGCGGCTATTATCACTTGCTTGTGGGTTTGCTCAACAGCGAGTATGACGGCGAGCGTTCCTACGTGTCGCTGTACGGCTTCACGGAGATATTGCCGGGGCGCATAACCACCGACAAAATCGTGTCGAATGACGGCAACACCTATTTCGACCTCGTGAACAGCATCATCAGCGGCAAGATTCACTTCATCGCTGGCTCATCGGGCTATAACAACATTTCAGACCGCCCAGATCTGTCACATTTCATCAAGGACACCGACGGCATTATTGAGATTTGGTATAAGAGCGTCGCCCCTACCACCAGCAACGCCCCGGCTTCAAGTTGGAACACCACAGCCTTGAAAGAGACTCACATCGGAGACCTGTACCGTTATGTAAGTTCCACACCAGTACAGGAGGGTGACGAACGTACTGAAACAACCGTAACGAAGTGGTATCGCTGGGAGAAGCACAGCACGACCCAGCAGGTCAATAATGAGGACGTGACCGTCATCGAATACAGGTGGGTCGAAATTACGGACATTCCAGACTGGTTCGCCAATATCATACCCGAGACACTGCCGAGCGGAGCGCAAAAGATGTTCTCACTCGTCACGCCGACAACGCCTTACAGCAAAGGCGACATTTGGCTTAATGGCGGTGTGTTTATGAAGTCAAGCCAGAACCGTGGCAGCAACGAGAGCTTCGTAATGGACGATTGGGATGATGCTGGCGTTTACGACAACACCCAGACCACTATCGACGGAGGTATAGTCACCAGCGGACGTGTTCAGCTTGCGGGCGACAGCCAACACATTGTGGCGGGTATCACGGGACAAGGCACAGCCGACACTTCCGTACGTTTTTGGGCGGGAGCAGCCTTCGAGAACCGCAACAACGCCCCGTTCCGTGTGCAGCAGAACGGAAAAATGATTGCTACCGATGCGGACATCAAGGGAACTATCGAAGCGGACAACTCACTCATCAGAGGCACGTTCCGCAGCCCGTTCGCGATCGCAGACTATTATGGTTACTCAACAGGCAGTTACAATGGCAACGACAACCACATTGTAGACGCTCCAGTTAATCTGACATGGAACACCACACAATCGGGGCGTCGCCTGACTATCGTGGGAGAAGGTCGTCTCCTTGCCCCAACATCGCCTGGCTTATACTACTTCATCAACGGTGAACGTGTGTCAACGGATGTTCCGTTTAATAACGAAGTCATCCAATTAATCGGACTTGGAACGGTGGACAACTTCTATGGCTGGCTGGTTCAAAGGCTGGGAGCATATAAGTATCAGGAAGGGAACAACGTGGCAATGTCTCAAGGCTCTCCGCTTCACGCTATCGTCATGGCGACGGTCAGGAAAAACAGCAGCAATGCATGGGTGATTTCTCCGTCCCATTTTGTCAATCATCACTCATACACGGGAACGCTGTCACATAGCACCACAGGAACGTTCGTTGTGACCTTCCCACGCGAATTATTCGGCTTGCAGAGCAGCAGTTCAGATTATTATCTGTATGATGAATTGTCAGTGATAGCAACAGCTTACGGAGCTAACAATATCGTTAGCGCGACGATACTTTACAAGGCATCCACCGACAAGGTTGAAATCACGTTCTCAACAAGGAGGTCTTACGGTAATTTTGTCGATAGCCCTTCTTATGGTGTTGAAGCGAAGGCGGTTGATTGCAACTTCTCATTTATGGTTATCAAGAATGACAGGTGGCAAGGTCTTAATATGTAACAACTTTTTAACAACTAACGAATTATGAAAACACTATCAACGATTTTAGAAATCATGCAAAGCATTGACATCGTGTCAATCATCGAATTGCTTTTCGGTGGAACGGGTATTTATTTTGGTGTGAAATACCGCCGGGAAAACAAGAAACTCAAACAAAACGAGGTGTCGCAGTCCAACACCAAGACACAGGAGGAACAGATCGACCTCGGCATCAAATTCATCAAGTCATCGCAGGAGGCTGTCGAGATGATTCAGAAGACGACACTCAACATCGACAACCGTCTGCAAGAAATGGACAAGCGGGTTGATGAGCGCATTGTCGCCCTCGACAAGAAAGTCGATATGAAGATGACGAATATGAGCAGGTCGATGTCGGGTTACAACAAACAGCTCAAGCTCGTTATCAAATTCTTGGACGGACCGTTCACGGAGTTTCTCAAACAGGAAAACGAAGCACAGAAAGGAGGCAAAGATGACAACTAAACAGCAAATTGAAAAGCGTTTCATGCTCCAGGAACTCGTCTGCCCGCACATCTATAACCGTCACGGCTCAAAGGCGTGGGAGATGTTGGACGAGAACCTGCTGAAGGTCTTGGCTTTCGTCCGGGAGAAGCTCGGCAAGCCCATTTTCATCAACAATTGGCACAAGCAGGGAAACCTCTCGCAGCGTGGAATGAGGTGTAACTGTTGTCAGCTCGTCAAGGAGAAGACGGCGAAAGGCATTCCGTATATCTCGGCGCATGTTCTCGGCAAGGCGATAGACTTCGATGTCAAGGGTATGGACGCACAGCAGGTGCGGGATTGGATCATCGCCAACCGTCAGCGTCTGCCCCACCCTGTCCGGCTTGAAGACAAGAAATCGTGGGTGCATCTCGACGTTAGGTCGAACAAATGGACTGAAATGGTTGAACTCTTTGAAGATTGAACGGTATGAGCAGAATAAGAATAGTCATCGTAGCCATTGCAGGGCTGATACTCCTCGCCCTGCTTGGCTTCATCGCAGGATACACGGCAGCGGAGCGTGACTTGGGCGGCAAGCCCGACAGCCGGGACACCGTATGGCTGAAACCCGACACGGTGCGTCTGCCGCCTATCGTCAAGGATAGCCTAATCAAAGAACCCGTGCCGTACCCCATACCTGTCATTGGCGACAACGACACCGTAATAGACACCATCATCGCCCAGATACCTATCACGCAGAAGCATTTCGTATATGAGGAGCAGGGCGAGATTTGGGTTTCGGGGTTCGCCACGACTATCGACAGCACTGTTTTCTATACCCGGCATGAGGTGCATTATATCGACAACACCCCGCCCGCGAAGGCTCTCGCACTTACCCTCGAGACGGGTGTGAGTGCGATACTCGCCGACAGGCGTTTCGCCCCGGCTGTCTATGCCGAGGGCGGTGTGCTGCTGTGGAGGCGTTGCAAGGTGTCGGCGGGGTTCGGCGTAGCCTATAACGAATCAGCCGCACACGGCTTCATGTACGGAAAAATCGCCTATGTGATAAAATAATTCGGGAAATATATTCGTGTTTCAAAATTTTGTGTACTTTTGCATCGTGTGTTACTTAAATGTAACGTTGTGTTTTGACACCGCCGCAGGGACGCCTCGACGGTGTCTTTTTTTACAATTCTGTTGTTGGTTTGTTACTCGGAAAACACCCCGCCTTGCAAAACACCAATAAACACTGACAACGGCGGCGACAGATTATTTTTCGTTCCAAAAAGTATGCCGTTCAACCATATCAAAACAAATCGCACGAAACCGAGAGAAATATAAAGACTTCGCGAGCGTCGGGAAATTTTGTTTTGAAATTTTTTGATATGTTTTGGTATTTTGTAACAATTTTTGTTGTTATTTTGTTACTCGAAAAACACGGGTAACACATGGCATCAAAACAACCGGTAAAATTGCGGCAACGCAAAATATCGAACGGGCTTACGAGCCTATATCTTGACATCTATGTCAACGGCGCACGGACATACGAGTTTCTGAAACTATACCTCGTTGAGGAGCGGTCACGGGCTGACAAGGACAAGAACCGGGAGACGTTAAGGCTCGCCGAAGCTGTCCGGGCGCAGCGTGTTGTCGATATTCAGAACGGCGTGTTCGGTTTCCGTCGCAAGTCCAATGTGGGGCTGCTCGCCTATTTCAAGAGCCAGTATGAGCTTAAACGCGAGACGCTTTCGCCCAACACCAGCAGCGTGTGGCTATGTGCCTACAAGCACCTGTGCAAGTTCAACAAGACCGACATACCGCTGACTGACGTTGACGCAGATTGGATTAAGGCGTTCAAGACATACCTCGACACAAAAGCCGTCAACATACGCACGGCAAAGAAAACCAAAGTCAAGCTCAAGCAGAACACGAAGCTCGCCTATCAGACGAAGCTCCACGCCTGTCTCCGTCAGGCTGTCGAGGACGGGCTGTTAGACCGCAATCCCATGGACGGGGTGGAATACTTCAAGGAGGAGGAAGCCGAGCATGTCTATCTCACGTTGGACGAGATCCGTCGTTTCGCAGCACAGCCCTGCCGCCCGGAGTGGCAAGCGGAGCGCGACGCCTTCCTCTTTTCGTGTCTCACAGGCATACGCAAGAGCGACATCCTCCGAATGCGCTGGGGCGACGTGAAGGACGAGAACGGGTACACGAGGATAATATTCCGTCAGAAGAAGACGGGCAGGGTTGAGTATCTCGACATCACGCCCCACGCCGTTCAGTTCATGGGCGAGCGTGGCGACGACGAGGAGCGTGTCTTCAAGGACTTCATCTATGACGCTGACACGGCGTTCCACATTCAGAAGATTGCGGAGGCTGCCGGCATAAACAAGCACCTCACCTTTCACAGCGGGCGGCATTCGATGGCTATCCTCATGCTTGAACTCGACGAGGATCTTTACACCGTGTCGAAGCTTCTCGGTCACCGCAACATCAGGACGACGCAGATTTACGCCCGCATCGTTGACCAGAAAAAGCAGTCTGCGGTGAACAAAATTCCTAAAATATAGCTGTAATATATTGAATATCAACGGCATAAAGCTGATTTACCAAATAAGCAGGTTCGAATCTGCTTATTTTTCCTCATGTCGGTAATTCGGTAAAACGCTATTTAGGGCTTTTTTAGCCGATTTGCGGCGTTTTGATTTCGAAACAACAATTTATATGTCCGCGAAAAGATAACGGCACTCGCGCGACATCAGCAAGAAATAACGCCACAATATGCTTATATTGTAATCATCTTTTCCCTTTCAGTATGTTTCCCCGCCCGGTGAGCAGCCATTCGGGGTTCACGCCGTAGTCGGTGACGAGGTATGTCAGCCACGCCGTCTGAAAGATGTCACGGCTCTTGTCTTTTTCGAGGGTGTTCATATTCCAGCGGTTGATGTCGTGGCTTGCGGTGAAAGTCTGCTTGCCCCGGATGATGTTCTGCTCTTTGAGGTAGTAAAGGGCTTCAAAGAACCTGCTGATTATCTTTTGGCTGTCTTCTGTTTGCATAATCGGGTATGTTTATCTTGTTTATTGTGTTTGCCATTCTCACGGCTTCGCTGTCCGTCATCCCTGCGAGGCTGTGTTCGAGGGTGACGAGTGCCTGGATCTTCTGCCTTATTATGTCGCGAGCCGTTCCTTTGCTGTCGCCGAACATAGCCCCTGCGCCTGTCAGCAGCCAGCGGGCGTCAATCTCCGGCATCTTTTCGAGTATCGCCGTCACGGGGCGCAGCCCGAAGCTGTCGCCTTTCAACAGCTTGGCGAGATACTGGGGCGACCACCCCATGAATTCCGCGAACTCGATCCGCTTCCCGGCGGTGCGGTATTGTATTATAGTGAGCAACCGTTTATTCATAACGCCTTCGATTTTTCCAATAACGCCTGAGCTTTCGCGAGGCGGTCTTCCACTGCGGCGAGGTTGCTTCCCTTGACACCGAGTTCCTTGGCATATTGTAGGAGGCTGACCTCCTCCTCGTAGCGTTTCAGCTTGCGGTAGCACACAGCGAGCCTCTCGATGCTGTGATAGTAATTGTTCAAGTGCAGCCGTGACGAGTTAGAGCCGAGCCTGACGGCTTCCTCGTAAGCCTTGACAGCCTCCTCGATGTCTTTCGCCTTCTCCAATTCCATTCCTCGGTTCTGATACGTCATCAGTTCCCCGAACTCTTTTTCCCACGCTTCGTTTTCACGCTTCAATTCCTCGTTTTCCCGTTGAAGCTCCTGCCATTCGCGTCTGTATTCCTCCGCCCGGCGTTTCCTCTCGTCGGCTTCCCTTTCGTCGTGCTTCTTCTGATCGGTAACCGCCACAATAACTATTATGGCAACGATCGCTAATAATATCAATAATACGACCATAATCTAATACAATGATATTTTGAAAATCTTATTCTTATATAATATCAGCCGGCAGCGACACATGTGGCATTGTCTTCCGGGCGGGCATTGCCCCCCTTTGCCCTGTTCTGAAGCTCGGCGATATAGTCTTTTTGCAGCGACACAGTGTAACGCAGGTCTGCGATGACTTGCGCGAGGTCGCTCTCCCCGTCCATGACTTCGAGGAACATCGGCATTTCGCCATATTCCAGCCAACGGGGGTTCACCCCCTTGACATTGACAACGATCTTCCACAGAAGATCTGTTCCGAACGTTCTCGTGCCTTTCATTATTCCGCTGTAACTCTGCTGTGTAAAATTTATCATATTGTTAAATTCTTTGTCTGTTTTACACCCTAAGGCGGCTTTCAATTCAAGAATCCTATTAAGTTTTTCGGCTTTGCTTGCGTCTTTATTCATCATTCTTAAATTTTTTTTAATTTTTATTCGCTTGATTGTCAATTATTTATGCCCTCAAGGTAAACATTTTGTTAAAATTTTTTAAACATTTTGTTAATCATATTATCAATTTGTTTAATTTTGCGGTGTTGTTTAATTAAAACGGTAACAAAAATAATAAATAAAACGACATAATAACAAAAAATTAAACTAAAAAATTAAAAAGATGACTGAATTGACGGTGACGGCGGCACCAAAGAAAACCGCCTACAGACTTGAGCGGGAAGCCCGCGAAATGAAGATTTACAAGGAATACGAGGAGTTCATGAGTTACCCCGGAGCGCAGCCCGGAGCAGCGAAGGAGTACATCATGAAGAAGTTCAACATCCACGCCCCCTCTACCATTTGGTTTATACGCAAGCGTGTTAAGGAGCGCATGAAGAGGGAGGGCGCACAATGCTGACACCTTACCCGATAGGATCAACGGCGTATCTCCGTGAACCCGAGCACAACGGTGACCGCTGCGGCGTTGTCGTGAGCAAGGGGGGGGGTATGATTCGGCTGCTTTTGGAAAGCGGAAGACAGGCAAGCTATTTCTACAATGAATTATTCTAAAACACTCAAAAAACACGACGCAATGAAAAAGACAATCGGAATCATTTTACTACTCGCAGCCTTCCCGGTTATGGGATTGAGCGCAACAGACCCAGCAGACGACCACGCATTCTTGATTGAGGTCGGATGCAAACTCGCAGCCGTTATCATGCTCTTTATAGGTGCTTGGATGGCTGACATGTTCGACAAGGACACCGAGGAGAAGAAAAGCGAAGTACGCTTGGCACACGATGACGGTGACTATAAAATGCCGGAGGAATAGGCATGGAACGGACTATCGAAGAGAAAATCGACACCATCGAACGCTACATCATGATTAGCGCGAAAAACATCCTCACGGCTGACGAGGCGGCGACGATGCTCGATATGAAAGTGTCGATGATATACAGCCTGACATCAAAGCACAAAATCCCGTTCTATAAGCCCAACGGCAAGAAGATTTTCTTCAAGAAAGACGAACTCGAGCAATGGGTGTTATCGAGCCGGGTGAGCACCGATGATGAACTGCAACAGAAAGCTGCGAATATCACCAAGATAGGCAGACTTGCACATAAACAATCATATTAGTAACACACAAAATTCAAAACACAATGGAAATCAAGGAAAAAAACATCCTCGCAGCCTATAAAGCTGCCAACGAAGAGATCAAGGCTCTTTTCAAGACCATGTTCCCGGAAATCAACTTCACACAGAAAGACACCCGCCCGGTGACGGAGCGCATAAGGACGTTCGACGACGCCTGTGCCGAGCTCGGAGATGACAACCCTCTCGTACAAGAGTATCAGGTTATCATCAGCACGATCGACTGCCCTAAACACGACCTCGAGGCATACCTGCAGCTCCGCATTATCACGGCGGCATTGAACGAGGGCTGGGAACCTCAATTCACGGAAGGCGAATATCGCTGGTATCCATGGTATTACCTCTATAAATCCAAAGAGGAATACGAGGCGGAAAGCGAAAGCTGGAAAGAAAATCACCCCCTTGTCCTGTTCGGTGGTTTTGCGCGCCGCGGTGCGCTTTGCGGCTTCGTGTTTGCGTACTCGACTTTCGCTCCTTCGAGTACGTTTGCGAACATCGGCTCTCGCCTTTGCTTAAAAAGCGAAGCGTTGGCAGACTACTGCGGGAAACAGTTCGCCACGCTCTGGGCTGACTTCTACCTTATCAGAAAATAAAACACGACGGACATGGAAAACACAACATTAAACCTCACGAAAAAGCTGCTCGAGGTTCAACAGGAACTGAAAGCACCGAAAGACCAGCACAACAATTTCGGTAATTACGATTACAGATCATGCGAGAGCATATTATCATCAGTGAAACCAATATTAAGGAAACACGGGCTCGCCCTGACGATGAGCGACGAGCTTGTTCTCATCGGTGACCGTTATTATGTGAAAGCCACCGCCACGCTGATAGACACAGCGAAGGGAGATGATCCTGTAACGGTGACAGCCTATGCCAGAGAAGAGGAAACGAAGAAGGGGATGGATCAGTCACAGGTGACCGGCTCTTGTTCAAGCTACGCCCGTAAATACGCCCTCTGCGGGCTTTTCGCCATTGACGACGGCAACGACAGCGACAAAGTCTATCAGGGTGACAACAACCCGCCAAAACAGCAGAAGACGAAACAGAACACGAAGCCACAGGGACAAGCCCCGCAACAGCAACAACCACCACAACAACAGCCACAGGGACAAGCTCCCCTGCCGGTGTTGACAGAATATCAGCGTCAAGCCACGATGCTCTTCCTATCGCAGAACGCAGTAGCACAATCGTATTATCTCAACCTATACCATGTGCAGGACACTTCACAGCTGAACCTCGCTGCGGTATATGCCAACTTGAAGGAAAACGGAAAAATCAACTTTTAAACACAATTTACACAATGGAAAACACACTATCAATCATCAGCAAACAGCTCCCGAGCACGAAGACGGAGCAGAAGAGTTTCATCGCCCAATTGGTTGACGCCGCATTAAAAGGCGAAGTCGACCTATTGAAGGTACACGCCCAAATGGAAAACCTCAAAGCGGTTATCGAGGGCTACCTGAAAGACCCGAAAGTAAAGGAACTCGAAATCGACGAGGTTCGCAAATATGAGAACGACATCGCCGAGGTTCACAATGCCAAGTTCGAGATCGCGAGTGTCGGTGTGAAGTATGACTACACACTATGCGGACACAAAGCCTACAACAGAATCCAACAGCAAATCGCAGAACTCCAAGCCAAAGCGAAGCAGATGGAAGAGGTGATGAAGCTGAACAAGGAGATGTGGGTTTACACAGACACGGAAACCGGGGAAACGTATGAGGTTTACCCGCCGACCAAGACAGGCTCTTTGAGTGTCAAGATAACCGTAAAGAAGTAAGGCTATGAATAAGGGAACGATGCAGCAGTTATGGGACATTCTCGATGCCTGGAATCCGAGCCGGGAAGAATTAGCCGCACAGGACGAATGGCACAAGGCGGCGGAGGAAGCCCGGCAAGCCTATGAGCAGATCGAGTGGAATGACACCTATGAGAGGTTCGTTGAGACCTTCAACGTGTATCTGAATGCGCAGAAAGCAGAGCATATCGCCTTTCAGAAGTACACCGATACAGCGACACTCTGCGTGCGCCCCGTAAACGACAGACAATTTCAAATCGCGTTAAGATGAAACGACTTATCAGCGATACCACATTGGACGAGGTTCTGCGCCAGCTGAACAGTTACGCCCGCCCGGAACAACCCACCGGGACACGGGCTGACGACAGAAGGCGCTGGACTCGCCGTCTTATCAAACGATTAGAACGAATTAAAAACACACCAACCGAAAAGGAATATGGGCAAAAGTAATTTTTTGTTTTATGAGGATTGGTATGAGGTCATCAAGGAATTTACCCCCGAGGAGCGACTTCAGGTGTATGACGCGATAGTGCGTTATGCCTTCGAGGGAGTTATGCCGGAAGACAAATTCATCAAGGTTTCAACCGCATTGATGCGTTCAACGATTGACCGCGATAATGAGAAATATGTAGCGAAGTGTGAACGTAACCGATTGAATATCAAGAGAAGATGGGAAAATACGAACGATACGACCGAATACAAACCTATACGACCGAATACGAACGATACCGATAATGATAATGATAATGATAATGATAATGATAATGTAAACGATAAAGATAAAGATATAAATAAGAAAAAAATTACAAAAAAAGAAAAGTTCGACTTGAGCTTCTGCGACCCGGCTTATGTTGAAGCGGTGAAGCGTTGGCTCGAATACAAGTCGGCAAGACGTGAGACATATAAGACGCAGACCTCCCTCGAGGCATTCTACAAAAAGCTCGTGAAGCTCTCCAACGGTGACCCGCTGACAGCCGACGCGATAATCGAGGAGAGCATGGCGAACAACTGGCAGGGAATATTCGCCCTGCGGGGTGATATCAAGCCCGTACAGCCCGCCAACGTTCAACTTGGGGCTGGCGAGCGTATAGATAACGGACGCCGCACATACGGCACGGGAAGGGTGACAATACCGATGAACGCCCCGGCGAGACCTGACGAGCGTTGGTCTTGGAACGCCGAGACGCAAAAATGGGAGCTGTAAGATATGGATTGGCAAAAATACAATATCGAGATACCTTACGGGCGCACATCGGGCAACGTGAAGACATATTGCCCCCAGTGCCGGGATCAACGCCACAACAAGCACGACCGCTCCTTATCATGCGACCTTGACACAGGCATGTTCCACTGCCACTATTGCGGCTGGTCGGGCTGCGCCGCCGAAAGGCACGAGCATGATTCCTGGTATAACGCAGCCCCGGTGAGACACCAACAAAAGGAATACGTCATACCGAAGGCGACGGGAAGCCTTGACATCAGCTCTCGAGCAGCGGCTTGGTTCGCGAAACGTGGCATATCACTGCAGACACTCTCCGAGATGAAGATCACCGAGGGCGAGGAGTACATGCCACAAAAGAACGGACGGGCGAACACGGTGCAATTCAACTACTACCGTGACGGCAAGCTCGTGAACACGAAATTCCGCACGGGCGACAAGTGTTTCAAGCTCGTTTCCGGGGCGGAGCTCCTGCCTTATAACATTGACAACATCAAAGGCACGAAGGAGTGTATCATCACGGAGGGCGAAATGGACGCACTTTCGTTCTATGAATGCGGACGGCACGACGTGGTGAGCGTACCCAACGGGGCTAACGCTAACCTCGACTATCTCGACGATTATATCGAGAACTATTTCGATGACAAGGACACGATCTTCATCGCCTCGGACACCGACACCAAGGGGGTGCTGCTCCGTGACGAGCTTCTGCGCCGTTTCGGGGCGGAGCGTTGCCGGGTGTTGGAATACGGCGAGGGCTGCAAGGATGCCAACGAACATCTGATGAGATACGGCAAGGAAAGCCTGTTGAAATGCCTCGCCGACGCACCCGAGCCGAAGATATCGGGCGTGTTCACGGTGGCGGACTTCGAGCAATCCCTCGACATGATCTTCGACAACGGCTTGCAGCCGGGCGTGACGATAGGACACGAGAATTTCGACAAGCTATGCTCCTTCGAGACGCAGCGTCTGTGTGTCGTGACAGGTATCCCCGGCAGCGGCAAATCGGAGTTCATCGACGAAATGGCTGAGCGTCTTAACATGCGCTACGGCTGGCGTTTTGCCTATTTCAGCCCAGAGAACGCCCCCCTCGCCTATCACGCCTCGAAGCTGATAGAGAAGTTCACCGGGAAGAAGTTCGGGCGCACAACGCTTTCTTTCGGCGAATACAAACAGGCGAAGGAACACCTCGAGCAGGACTTCTCATTCATCCTGCCGGAGGAGGGTTACCGCCTCGACGCCATTCTCGACAGAGCCAAGTTCCTCGTTCGCCGCCGGGGTATAAAGTCACTCGTGATCGACCCGTACAACCGATTGGAAAACGAACAGGGACAGCGCAACGAGACGCAGTATGTGAGCGAGGTGCTGGACAAGCTGCAGAACTTCGCACAGCGTCACGATGTGCTGGTGATACTCATGGCGCACCCGACGAAGCTGACAAAAAACAAGGATGGCATATATGAAGCCCCCTCGCTGTATGACATCAGCGGCTCGGCGAACTTCTACAACAAAGCGGACTTCGGCATTGTCGTTCACCGTAACAAGGCGGAGGGCGTCGTTGAGGTTTCCGTTCAGAAGGTGAAGTTCAAGCACCTCGGAACAGGCGGCACGGCGGTGTTCAAGTACAATATCAATAACGGACGCTACACACCCTACACGGCTTCGGAAGAGCCGCAGTGGGACAACACTAACCACCTCACGGAAGACATCAAGCGTAAAGCCATTGAAGCCTATGAGCAGGCAGAGCTTGAATTCTCCGTGCAAGACAATTTACCTGATTTACCATACTAAAACGCTGTAATTATGAATAACACGACAGACGACATCACACCCAAGACAAGGAAGCTCGTTGAGACCTTCCTCGAAAAGTTCAACTTCTATACGTTCCGCTGCAAATCTCCCGAGACCTTTGGACAGATGATCAAAGCCCGGAACGAACTGCAGCGACAACTCAAAGCCACAGCGAAATGAAAAAGAAGAAACACATCGCCCCCGTTAAGGCGGTTTACAGGCTTGAAGAGAACGGCAACCTCACATTCATCAGTCGCACCGTACACAACGACCTCACCGACCCAATCGACGTGGTGCGCCGTTATCTCGAACGCGAGAGCATACCCTGCGACGAGATCCGTGTGAGGAGCGACGGTGTGAACATGACCGCTGCCGGTATAAAATTCTACGTAGTAAAACTATATTGACCCAATGGATACACAAAGTTTATTTAATCGGGATTTCTATCCGACACCAGATGAGGTGATTTCGCGAATGTTGGCATTCAGCGACATCGCCGGGAAAATAATACTGGAGCCATCGGCAGGACAAGGAAATATTGTTGACTTTCTGAAAGCGAACGGTGCCAAGAAGGTTATTGCATGTGAGCTTAATGACAAGTTGAGAAGGGTTGTATCGGCAAAATGCGACGTCATATGTTCTGACTTTATGGAACTGAAAGCAGACCAAATCAGTCATATTGACATGATAGTAATGAACCCACCGTTCAGCAGGGCGGCAGAACATATACTCCATGCTTGGGAGGTAGCTCCCGACGGATGTGAGATTGTCAGCCTGTGCAATAATGAAATGCTGAAAAACACTGATTTTTCGACTACACGCAGAAAGGTTGAGGAATTGGTGCGGACGCATGGCGGTGATGAACTCTTAGGTGACGTATTTAAACAGGCTGAGAGAGTTACAGACGTTTACGTTTCAGTGATTAGACTATACAAACCCCAGAAGGAGAACTTGGAATTTTCCTCATACTTTACAAACGAAGCTGACGATTTTGAATTTGCAGACAACGGTCTGATTAAATATGATTTTGTCAGGGATTGTGTAAACAGGTACGTGATGGCTGTGTCGAAATTCAATGCCGCTATGGAGGCAAACAACGAGATCAACAAACTGGTAGAAGGAATTGGCGGATGTTGTGTAAAATTCGGCGCATGGACCGATAATGACAAACATATCGGAGTCACCCGTGACTATTTCAAGAAGGAGTTGCAGAAGTCGGCTTGGAAATGGCTGTTTCATAAGTTTAGCCTCGATAAATTCACCACAACGAAGGTGATGGAGGAAATTAATAAATTCGTTGAATTACAGACCAACGTCCCATTTACCATGAAAAATATTTATAGGATGGTTTCAATGATATATTCGAGCCGCGAGGAAATTATCAAGCAAGCTCTAAATGATGCTTTTGATATAATCTGTTCATATTCGGCTGACAACAGCACGGCTGGTGAGACATGGAAGACGAATAAAAATTATATGGTAAACAGAAAATTTATCGTACCATACATCTGTGATATACGATACGGCGGCTATATTTCAATCTCGTGGGGTAGCACATCGACAAAGATGAACGACATACACAAGGTGCTGTGTTTCCTCACAGGCACACTCTATGACCGGACACAAGACCTTGATTCGTTTGTTTACAAGCAAAACCTAAGTTTCGGAGAGTTGTACGAGTGGGGGTTCTTCAAAATCAGAGGTTATAAGAAAGGGACCATGCACTTCGAGTTCATAGACGAAGATTTATGGTACAAATTCAATAGCATGGTGGCAAAGTCGAGAGGCTGGGAACTGCCACAAAACACGGGAAAGAAGAAAAAGCAATAACAAACGCAATGAACTTGAATTACTTACACGATCTTCAATATACATTGAGACTCTGTTGAATTAGAAAGGAGGTATTGGTATGAGATAACACCGGGACAGCTAAACGCTGACAAAACGGGGGAAAACATTATTTATGGATAATGTCCACGTGAAATTTAGGAAAGGAGGGGAAGCCCCCACCCCTCCGCTTTTAAACTGAAACTATTATCAACCACTTAAATAAATATCATCATGGACAAGAAAACACACATGGTAAAACTACTTCAAGTAGGGAAAGACGCAGCAAACCCTACACTCTATGCAAAGAAAATTAGACCCAACGACCCGTGTCCTTGCGGAAGCGGATTGAAGGCTAAAAAATGCTGCGGCACTGATACTCAATACATTTACAGAACTAAAAAGAAGGAAACCTCTGAAAATCAGGAGGGTAGCACAAACGCAACACAATCAAACGAAAACTAACACAAAAATTTTAGAACTATGTTAAGATTAGAAATCATCGGAAATCTCGGCGGCGACGCTGAAATCAAAACCCTCGGGAACAACAATTACATCTCATTCAACGTGGCGCACAGCGAGCGTGACAGCAACGGACAGGAAACGACACAATGGATCTCCGTCCTGCGTTATGACAACGGCAGGGGCGGGCTTCTCCCCTACCTGAAACGTGGCACGAAAGTGTACGTGGCGGGTTCTCTCCGTGTCAATAACTACACAGACCGCAACGGCATGCAGCGTACCTCGCTCGACCTCAGCGCAGATGTCATCCAGCTATGCGGAGGAATGCCTCAACAGCAACAGGCTCAACCGACACAGCAGCAGTACCAGCAACAATACCAACAGCAGTATCAGCAGCCGGCACAGCAGCCTTTCCCTAACAACGGCAACCCGTTCGCTCCACAGGCGGGCGACCTCCCGTTCTAACATCATCAACCGGGGCGCAGGTCAAGGCGATTTGCGCCCCGTAAAACCGTTATCTATCGAAATATGTATAAATTGTTATGGCAACAAAGAAAACCGCACAGAAACGAAATTCAGCCCCGACAAGGGACGTATTTACTATCATCTGTAAACAGGACTACGGCTTGGAGTGTGTCAAGGAGTACCGCTTCCACCCCACCCGCATGTGGCGTTTCGACTATGCTTTCCCCGAGCATAAGATAGCCCTCGAGGTTGAAGGCGGTGTCTATACACAGGGACGGCACACCCGCCCGGAAGGGTTTCTCGGCGACATCGAGAAATACAACACAGCCACCCTCATGGGCTGGAGAGTGTTCCGCTGCACCCCCTCGACACAATACACCAAGGCGACCTTCGATTTGATAAAAAACGCCGTTTTTGGAGAAAAAAACGAATAAATTTCAATTTTTTTGTAAAAAAGTGATTATATTATAATCATTTTATTGTATTTTTGCTGCGAAAATTATTCCCTAAAAGTTATGAAGATAGAAAAAGCCCTATTATCACAGTTGTGCATCAACGGCTCAAACCCTCGTACCATTAAGAACGAAATGTTCGAAAAACTCGTCAATTCGATTCTCGTACTGCCCAAGATGCTCGAAATCCGCCCTATCGTCGTTGACGACACAATGACAGCCCTCGGAGGCAACATGCGTCTTCGTGCTCTGCTGTCGATAGCGGACAAGAAAGAAGAGGACATCCGGCAGCGTCTGTCAGAGTGTCACGACTATCAGAAGAAGACCGAACCCGAACAGAACAGGCTCGTCGAGTATTGGCTCGCTTGGTTGGACAAGCCCAACGTGCCTATCATCAAGGCTTCGGAACTCTCCGACGCAGAGAAACGCGAATTCATCATCAAGGACAACATCGCATTCGGCGAGTGGAATTGGGATGACCTCGCCAACGAGTGGGACAGCCAAGAGCTGGACGATTGGGGGCTTAACGTGTGGCAAGACCCGAATTGGGGCGGTGGCGGTGCTGACGGCGACGTTAAGGACGGAGGACCGGCTAACGCCTCGCTGAATGACCGTTTCATCGTGCCGCCATTCTCTGTCCTCGACACCCGTAAGGGATATTGGCAAGCCCGTAAGAAGCTGTGGCGTGAGCTTATAGGCGACTGGGGCGAGAGCCGCAACGACACACTCATCACCTCGCCCGAAATCAAATACAAGGATCTGTACCAGAAGACACGCAAGCACCGTGAGGAGCTCGGGCTGTCATTCGCCGAATACCTCGAGAAGTATGTCCCGGAGGATGTCAAGCAGCGCGAGATTTCAAAGGTGCTGTCGAAAGGCGTGTCACTGCTCGACCCTGTCATGGCTGAATTGGTCTGCCGTTGGTTCGGTATCGAGGGCGGCAAGACATTCGACTGCTTCGCCGGTGACTCCGTCTTCGGCTACGTGTCGGCACACCTCGGCAACGACTTCATCGGCATTGAACTAAGAGAGGAACAGGCGCAGCTCAATAACGAGCGCACCGAGGGTATGCCCGCCCGCTACATCTGTGACGACGGACAGAACGTGGCGAAGCACATCGAGGCGAACAGCCAGGATCTGCTCTTCAGCTGCCCGCCTTATTTCGACCTCGAGCATTACAGCGACCTGCCTAACGACGCGAGCAACCAAAAGGAATACACCGACTTCCTGTCAATCATCCGCAACGCCTTCACCGGGGCGGTGTCTTGTTTAAAGGACAACCGTTTTGCCGTGATCTGCGTGGGTGACGTGAGAGACAAGTCCACAGGCTTCTATTACGACTTCTGCGGTGACATCAAGCGCATATTCGCAGACAACGGCATGAAGCTCTATAACGAGTTAATCCTCATCGAATCGGGCGCGAGCACAGCTCTGCGAGCAGGTCGATATATGGAGAGCCGCAAGGTGGCTAAGATGCATCAGAACATCCTCGTCTTCTATAAGGGTAACACAAAGAACATCAAACAACATTTCAAAAAAATTGAGTATGCAAGCGAAGATTTGGAACTTTTCAGAGTGGATTCAGGAAACGAACCCGACGGAGATTCGGGAGAAGTTTGATTCACTTCTGCGCAGGGCGGGTTTCAATGTCCTGTGTTTCACCGACCACCATTTTCAACCGCAGGGATATACCGGGCTGTGGCTGCTGACAGAGAGCCATTTCGCAGTCCACACGTTCCCGGAGTTCGGCAGGTCGTACATTGAACTATCATCGTGTAACCTCGAATTCTACCAAGAATTCCTAAAACTGACAAAGGAGCTATGAGTAACGAAATCCAAGCCAAACACCGCCAGCAGATAAAGACCGCCCGTCTTGAAATCGTGGCGGAGCTTTATAAGCGTGGGTGGTCTGTCCGCAAGGTGAGGCAGGAGGTCATGCGCCGTCTTGACCTCAAGTCATATTCGCTTCAGACGGTACACGCCGACATTAAGACGCTGCTCGCCGAATGGCGCGAGAGCCGTATCGAGAACATGGACGAAGCCCTGACCCTCGAGCTGACACGTATTGACGACACCTGCCGCGAGCTGTGGGATCAGTGGGAGAAGTCGAAGACCGACTATACCAAGACATCGAACAAACGCAAGGGTGCGCCCGTGCAGAACAACGGCAACGGAAACGGTGGCAACGGAAACAACGGCGAGACGCAGATTCGCACCTACTCCATTGAGGACAAGCGAGAGAACATCATCCGCTTGGGCGACCCGGCTTATATCTCTGAGATACGCAAACAGCTCGAGGAGCGTCGCAAGCTGCTGGGCTTATACGCCCCGGAGAAGAAGGACGTGAGCGGCAGCCTGTCCTTCGCCTCGATGCTCATCGAAAGCGGCATGATAGACGAAGCTGAGGACGAGATAGCCAACAATCAATAGAAATCAGCCCTTGTGCGGCTTTATCGGATGTCGTGCGATAAAATATACGTTTCGGCTTCGATAAAGGCTGTACGGGGCTATGTACGCAAAATGCGGGGTGATAAACAATGATGATTAGCAACGGAACGGACACAATGCGCAAAAAAGGAATCGCGCTGATAGATTCGTGGCGGGCGGACTGGAACAGGTTCATCCGTGACGGCTTCGGTGTGCGTTTAGACCATGAGCAGCAGGAGATACTCTCTTCCGTGCAGCACACCCCCCGTACAAGCGTCGCGTCAGGAACGGCAAGGGGTAAGGATTTCGTGGCAGCGTGCGCCGCAATCTCGTTTCTGTACCTTACCCCCCGCTGGCGTCGCATACCGTCGGGCGACATCGAACTCATCGAAAACACAAAGGTCGCCCTCACAGCACCGACAGACCGTCAGGTGCGCAACATCATGCTCCCGGAAATAAGCCGTCTATACAACCGGGCGAAACAGCGTGGCATTGATCTCCCCGGCAAGCTGAACACCTATGACATCCGCACCGACAACCCCGAATGGTTTCTTACAGGCTTCAAGGCTGACAAGGACAACCAAGAGGCGTGGTCGGGTTTCCACGCAGTGCATACGATGTTCGTCGTGACGGAGGCTTCGGGTGTCAGCGACAGCATATTCGACGCCATTGAGGGTAACCTCCAAGGCGATTCCCGGCTTCTGATAGTGTTCAACCCCAACTCCCCTGTCGGTTATGCAGCCCGCAGTCAGAAAGGCGACCGCTGGGCTAAATTCCGTTTGAACAGTTTGACAGCACCGAATGTTGTCAAGCACAGCATTGTCATCCCCGGACAGGTGAACTACGAATGGGTGAAAGACAAGCTCGACACCTGGTGTCAGGTGATAAGCGAGGACGAGGTTCAGCCGGAACTCGACGACTTTCAGTTTGAGGGCGAGTGGTATCGTCCCGAAGATCTTTTCCGCAAGAAGGTGCTTGGCTGCTTCCCGAAGGTGTCTGACGATGTCCTTATACCGTTGCAGTGGATCGAGGCAGCACATGAGCGTTGGATAGCGGCACAGCATAATATGCCTTACCTGCCCGACATCCCTGTCCTCGGCGTGGACGTGGCGGGTATGGGACGCGACGCGACGTGTTATGTGCCACGTTCCGGGCAATATGTACATTCTATCAAGACGCACAACAGCGGCGGCACAGCAGACCACATGAGGGTTGCCGGCAACATCGTGGCGGAGCTTCGAGCCAACCCTCGCATGTTGGCGTCTATCGATACTATCGGAGAGGGTGCGGGCGTATATAGCCGTTGCGTGGAACTCGGCTTCACACAGCGCACTATCAGCTGTAAATACAGCGAAGCGGCGAAGTCGGGTGAACGTGATCTGTCGGACATCACCGGGCAGAACCGTTTCGCCAACCTCCGGGCTTATCTGTTTTGGTGTGTCCGCGACTGGCTCGACCCTAAAAACGGCATGAACGCCATGTTACCGCCTGACAGCGGGTTCGACGAGGAAGCCACCGAGATACGGTGGTCGTTCCGTTCCGACGGGCGCATTATCATCGAACCGAAAGAGGACATCAAGAAACGCCTTGGCAGGTCTCCCGACAAGTTCGACGCACTCGCCAACACATTCTATCCAATACAGCAACATCAGGCTATCGATATCGAACGCCTAAACAGAATATTCGGACATTAAAATCTTAACGCTATGACACTAAAAGAAATCATTGAATCAAAAGAATTGAAGCCGTTGGAAAAAATATCGGCTCTTCGTGAAAAGAACATCGTAGTCCCGGCGTGGGCTGGGAAGAAAGGCTTGCAAGCGGAATACGACCCGAAAATGCACGCTGTCATGAACAAGGCTATTTACCCCGACAGCGTCGATGACGAGGGCAAGCCGCAGCCTGTGACACGTGTCGCCCTCGGCTTTCAGAAGCTCGCCGCAAAACGCATGACGGAACTTATAACGGGCATTCCCGTGAAACGTATCTATAAACCCGCCAACGACCGCCAGAAGGAAATCGCCAAATATATTGAGCAAATCTATAAGAAAAACCGTATTCAGTCGGTCAACGTGGATCGTATGAATATGCTTTTCGCCGGCTGCGAGGTTATGACATTGTGGTATGCCGTTCCGCAGGAAAACAAGCTGTACGGCTTCAACAGCAAGCTCCGTCTGCGCTGTCAGAACTTCACCCCGATGAAAGGTGACAATCTTTATCCTCTCTTCGACGAATACGGCGACCTCATCGCCCTCTCGGTAGGTTACCGCCGCAAGAAAGGACGCAAGACCGTTGACTTCTTCGACACCTATACGGCTGACCGCCATATAGCCTGGAGCAATGAAAACGAGGAATGGGCTGAAATTGCCAACGAGCCGCACACCGTAGGCAAGATACCGGGTGTCTATACCTATCGCCCCACCCCTATTTGGGATGACACCTCGCCTCTCGTCGATGAAATGGAATGGTCGCTGTCCCGTAACGGCAACTATATCCGCGACAACAGCAAGCCGAAATTCGTTGTCTTCGCTGACGAGGTTATAAGCTACGGACAGGAGAAGTCACCGAACAAGGAGTTCAAGGCTGTCATGCAGTTCCCGAAAGGCGGCTCGGCTCAATATGTCACATGGCAACAGGCAACCGAGAACCTGAAATTCCATGTCAACGAGCTTCGCAACTTCTTCTTCACCCTCCTCCAGCTCCCGGATTGGTCGTATGAGAAGATGTCGCAGACAGCGTTGTCGGGCGAGAGCCGCAAACAGCTGTTCATCGACGCACAGCTCAAGGTGAAAGACGAAAGCGGAGCGTTGCTCGAATTCTTAGACCGTGAGACCAATGTCTTAAAGGCGTTCCTCAAGACAATGCTCCCGGATGATTATGCCGATGATATCGATGCCTTGGATGTTGAAAACGTGATAACTCCGTTCTCGATCACGGACACGAAGGACAGCGTCGAAACATTCGTCACCGCAACAGGCGGCAAGGCTGTCATGTCTCAGAAGGAGGCTATCCGTGAACTCGGTTATTCTGACGACCCCGACCAAACCTTGAAAGAGATACAGGAGGAATCAATGTCGGACGTATTTGAACCCACAGAGTAATGGCAAGGCGACAGACACAGAAGGAAACGGCGCAGAACGGGTATCATTGCTCGGACTGCGCCAACGCCTATGAACCCCACGAGAAGGATTGTCACGGGCAGTTCTTTTTGACGAAATGCAAGTACCGCCGTTGGTCGCAGTTCCTCGACCAGCCCGCATGTCAGTTATTTGAAAAACGCAACACAGATGGACAATACTAAATATTGGGAAAACCGGGTAAACCGCTTAATTCGCGCGAGATTGGCGCAGATAGACCGAATCTTCAAAGAGGCAGCAGAGGAAGCCGCACGGCTCGGTGTGTCCTTGAACGTGAACACTGACAAGCCGTTCCGATTCTCGGATTACCCCGCCACGAAGCAACGTATCGACAATCTGATGAAAGAGGTTCACGACAACCTGCAATCCGTCGTCGTGAATGGTGTTGACGGGGCGTGGAAGATCGCTAACGACAAGGAAGACGAGTTCTGTAAGGCGGTGTTCAGCGGGCGCACACTGACAAAGGAGCAGAAGCAGCGTTATTTCAACCACAGCGATAAGGCTCGGGAGGCTTTCGCCCTGCGCAAGACGGCAGGGCTGAACCTCTCCGACCGTGTGTGGCGTTATACGGAACAGTTCAAGCAGGAAATCGAAATGGGGCTTGACCTCGGTATCGGTGAGGGACGCAGCGCAGCGGACATGGCTCGCGACTTGAAACGTTACCTCCGTGAGCCCGACAAGCTGTTCCAACGTGTCCGTGACAAGCGAGGCAACCTCCAATTGTCGAAAAACGCTGCCGCCTATCATCCCGGAGCGGGTGTCTATCGTTCAAGCTATAAGAACGCCCTGCGCCTGACAAGGACTGAGACCAACATGGCTTACCGCACAGCCGATCAGATGAGATATCAGAGCTTGGATTTCGTCGTGGGTATTGAGATACACACCTCCAACAACCACCCCGTTACGGACATCTGCGACGAGCTGAAAGGCAAATATCCGAAGGACTTCAAGTTCGTGGGGTGGCACCCACAATGCCGGTGTTATGTCACCTCGATACTGAAAACCGAAAAGGAGATTGAGGAAGACACGGAGAATATCCTCGCAGGTAAAAAAGTGTCGGGCGAAAGCGTCAACAGGGTTGATGATGTTCCTCAGGGCTTCAAGGACTGGGTGGACGATAACCGGGAACGTATCGAAGCGGCAGAAGAGCGTGGAACGCTGCCGTATTTTTTGAAAGACAATCAGGCGATTGTCAAGCCGATTATGGATAACTTGGAGCCAAGCAGCGAAGAAGATGTGAAAAAATATTTCCACACATTCTATCACGACCCTGACGATTCTATATACAAAGAGAACCCAATATACAAGTTCGACCCGATAGCGTTCGACAAGGATCTGTCGGCTGTTTTGGCAAAATATGGCGGCACAATAAAAGATAGGGATTTGGAGATTTTCTCACGCCGTAATAACAAGGTCGAAATATCTTATTCTTTCATGCCAATAGGAAAGATGACAAGAGAGTTTATCGTAAGGAATGGCGTGAATATAGTAGATCATACCTTCTTACAGATTGAAGACGCCTATCAGCACAATGGGCTGTCCCGTGATCTGATGAGAATCCTCTACAAAGGCTATAAGAGAGCAGGTATAGATGTGATTGAGCTTCAGGCTAACCTCGATGTGGGTGGTTATACTTGGGCGAGATACGGTTTCACGTATGCAGAAGGCAAGCAGTATCTTTTAAACATGATAAATTACCAAGCTAACATTTACAAGAGGGATTTCAAAGAAGCTGTCGATATTGTCGAGGCATGGTACAAGGAAAACGCTTCAATGGACGCATTTCCAATGAATCTTCTAACTGGTTATTCGTGGTCGAAGGATTTGCTGCTAAATACATTTTGGAAAGCAACTTTAAACTTGCACGATGTGGTGCAAATGGATGTGTTTGAGAGGTATTTAGGCATCAAGTAATTTCCCGTATGATTTCATAAAATCGTTCTTTGAACTGAACCCGATAACTCTGACAACATTAGATTTAAATGTCTCTGCGGTAACGGAGGGGTAGTCTTTCAAAGCCTTCTTCAATGAGCCGTATTTGCGCATTGCACCGAAGACGCCCATTATCATCATATCTTCGTAGGTTTCTTCCCCTTCCATCATTTCAGCGTGCATCGCTGTGGTGAATTCTTCTTTCATTGTGTTATTGTTTAAATTACGCTGCAAAGATAAGCATTTTACGAGTTATTTGATAAAAATACGCCCGCAAAACGCTTATCTTTTCTTTTCGGTACACTTTTATATTCCCCGAGGCTATCGCCCCGCATTCGCCTTGTTTCGCGGTTTACGCCTCATCTCTTTCTTCTCGACGGTGCAGCGTCGCCCGCTATAAGGCTTGTCCTCCTCGATATGGAGATTCCACAACCGGGTGACCTTGCAGCCTATCTCCTTCTCGGTGAAGACCTCGAAGATAGCCGCCAGAGAGGTGAAGTAAAACTCCGTCTGCGGGTCACCGGCAACAGGCGGCTCTTTGAATGTGACTTTGTAAACGTATAACTTTACCATGATTATGCTGTTTTGAGCTTCCTACGGGAAGCGTGTTTTAAAATACCCATATTGGCGATAACGCCGTTGATGATCTCATCGTACATCGGCGGCTTGCTGTTGCACACGCCCCTGCATTGTTCTACCTTCCATTTCTTGGTGTCAATCTCGATAGTGGCGAGCCTCCCGGTGTTGTTCCGTGCACTCAAAATGAGGCAGTTCTTATGCAGATAGTAGTTATTGGAATAGACGCAGTGGTGCATCGCGTCACCCTCGGTCATAAACTCCCGGACATTCTCCAAGACGTGGTAATTGATACCCTGATAGTCGAACACAATGCCGATGAATTTGGCGTGTGTGCTGGCGTATGTCTTCTCCTCCTCTTCAAGGCGGCGCATTCGTTCCTCTCTCGCCTTGCGAGCCCTCATTCTATCGACACGGTGTTGCCACATGTCGTGCGTCTTTCGGAGATTCTTCGGGCACAGGTGTTCCCCACAGTGTGTCGGTGCGTTAAGCTCTTCCATTGAGCGCAGCATGTCGAACCATAACGAATAGTCCTCGATAACGTAACCCCGTTTGCGGCAATAGAGGATCTGCTTGAAGTATTTCTCAAAACGCCTGTCATCGAAAGCCTTCTTGCCGAGCCCTATTTTCCACAGTGTCTCAAACCAAGGCTCACGCAGCAGCCACTTGAACAGCTGCACCGAGTTACACCCCTTGAAGTTGCCCGTGAAGCCGTTGCGACGCAACACCGGCAAGATCCTCTCTATCCTGTGCATGTGCGATGTGCCGTGATACGCGAATTCGAGCCGTCCTTTCAGTGTCAGGGGCGTTCCGAAATACCAGCGGAAGTGATACCAATTACAGCTGTGATATCGCGACATAAACAGCGTCTTGCCCTTCTCGCTTGTCCACACCTGATAAACCTCGTTGAACGAGAACGTGGCGGGGCTTCCCTTGCGCCATTCCTTCTCAACGGTCATTACCCTTTCAATCTGATAGCTTTCCCGTGTGGTGTATATCGAATAATACTTGCATTCATAGCTGCTGCGTCGTTTCGAGTTCTCAACCTCTATTGTCCTTCCGCATACCGGGCATTGCACCTTCGTCCCGTCGAGGGTCTTGAATACCGAACCGCATTCGTGGCAGTGTGTCTTGCGCCCGGTGTTGTATCCGACACCCCGGAACATCTTCTTAGAGCGTTCCTTGTCCCTGTCGCCTATCGGCTTCAATAACGCTGAAAGCCTTACGACATCTTTTTCGGTCTTGGTCTTCGCTTTCATTGGAACAGTTCCATTTGGTTCGGTAAAACACTGTCATCCTTCTTCGGCGTTGTCTTCGGGCGTTTCATATCCTCGATGACTTTCGCCTGATAGCTCTTAATGGCTTCCTCTCGGGCTTTCGCCTTCTCCTCGTCCGTCAAATCGACGGTGTGGTTCACGATGACACGGGCACTCCTGCCTTTCTGTACGTCAACGTTCTCTTCGTCATAATAATGCACGGCGAGACCGTAAACCTCCTCATCAGCGAACCCCTTGCGTCCGCTTTTCTCAACCTCCGACACGATATAGTCGCAGCATTGGCTGATGCTTTTCTTCGGGTTGGCATATTTCTCGGCAAACTGCGGGTCTTCGGCTGCCCGGCTGTCGAGGTAAGTCTTGATAGCTTTTTCAAATAAGTTTTCCATGTCTGAATAGTTAAGCCCGCCGGAGCGTGTCACGGCGGGCGGGTTAAACAATATTATTATGCAGAAACTTTCACTCTGTTAAGCAGGTGTCCCGAAATTTCGTGTAATTCGCGGCTTCTCTCGGGCGATAGGTCTCTCGCGTGAGCTGTGATAGCCTGTGTCAGCTTCCAAAGCGTCGCGCCGCCTGTCACGCCGTCATCCGGGTTGTTCGTCATCAATATCTTCTCAACAGCCTGCCCCTCCTGTTTCAGTAGCCCTCCGTCTCTCGTCAGGCGGCGAAGCTCTTGGTCGAAGTCAACCTCCATTTCGGCAGCCCCCTGTATCTCGAGAGCCTTCTGTTGCAGATTGTCCTTACCGTATAGGCTCTTCGTGATATCCCTCACTGCGCTAACGGTGGCTTTGGTGTCAAGCTCATAGGTGCGTGTGCTCAACTGCAGCGATGATGGGAGGCGTTGTCCGAGGTGAACCTGCTTCATCACGCTTTCGCGAACCATGCCGTTCAAGCAAGCCCCGTTCAAGAGGAAGGCTCGCATGTCAACAGCCCCGTCGCCATAGTCAGAGGTCGAGAATCGCGCCCCGGCGAAGATCACGACATCGCCGTTCTTTGCCGTAGGGATAACCAGCGGCTGCGGTAGTATCGTTTCAGCCCATACTTTGGTGTCGGTCATGTAGGCATCAGAGATAACAGCCCCCTGCCGTGAGGCTTCCTCGATAAACGCTGTCAGGATGTCAACCGAGTTCAGTCGGCGGTAGCTGTCGGATAACACTCCGCGAACCTCATCGCCGACGGCTCTCACCAGCACTCGGCTGCGCTGCGTGTTGTCGCTGTGTTCGTTGAGCAGTGTGCTTGCGAGGGCTATCTCCCAAGGCTTGCCCCCGGCTAACTTCACGAGATAACGCTGCGGGATGTCAAGGCGGTCTGCGAGCTGTCCTACTGCGTTCTTATTCAATCTGAAATCACCGTCCGGCATCTTCATCATAAGGCGTCCGTCGCCCGAAAAGGTGATTACCGGCTGATGTTCGTTGCGTTTCAGTTCAACGCCCAGCGGGGCGATATAGTCCTGCGAGATCTTGCCTTCGTTGATAAGGCGTTCCATTGTGGCTTTGATACCGACAGCCTTGCCGTCGATCATACGTTGAACTTTGTTGATTACGACCTCATTCAGTCCCTGCTGATGGGTCATCGTGTCTGATAATTGTGTTACTTGCATAATAATTGTGTTTTTAAAGGTTATTTATTGAGTTTTGTAAGATATTCGAGAGCTTCGCCATACTCGTCGGCTGTGCCCGTCGGCTCATACCCTGCGAGGTAGGCGGCTTCTATTGTCTGTTGTCTTTCATTGTGTTTCATGGTATTGCTCCTTATTTTACGTAGAATGATACTTTCAATCCCCGGCGAAGCTTACACACCGTCACATCTTCTGTGCTGGCGAAAGCCCTGTCAATAAACTTTTCGAAAAGTTCGTCACCGATGAGGTTCACCAGCCCCCAAACGCCCATTAAGGTGTTGATTTTGTGTCCCTCGCTGTCCGTTCCCGCAACCTTGATTCTGAAGTTGCTGTTGATCTGTGTCGTTGTGTAGTGTGTCATGTCTTCGTGTTTTGTTGTGTTCACGGTGCAAATATAAGTGAATTATTTTTAATAAAACAAACTTTTTTTATGATTTTTTAAATATTTTTTGTAACGCCTTGATAATCATTAAATCATTGGTACACAAATTTTTAAAAAATTTTTTGTGATTATATTATAAGCATATCATTTTTGTATTATCTTTGCGGCGTACATTAACTAATTAGTTTATATAATCATGAAGCAAAAACTTTTAGATGCGCTGAAAGCCAAATTTCCGGGGGTCAGCGACGCAATTCTCGACAGGGTCGCCACGAAGCTGGCGAAGACTGTTACCGAGGAATCACAAGTGGCAACCGCAGTCGAGGGGGTCACATTCCAACAGGTTCTCGATAGTTACGGTGACAGCCGTGCCACAGAAGCACAGCAGACAGCCGTAAGAAATTACGAGACAAAACACAATCTCAAAGACGGAAAACCGGTCGAAGCTCCGAAGCCACCTGAGGGCGGCGGCGGTGGCGGCGAAGAGATCCCGGCTTGGGCGAAGACGCTGATTGACAGCAACAAAACCCTCACCGAGCGTCTCAACAAAATGGACGGTGACCGTCTGACAACAACCCGCAAACAGAGACTCGCAACAATTATCGAGCGTCTCCCTGAAACCCTGCGCAAGGGCTACGAGCGTATGTCGGTCTCCGACTTGACCGACGAGCAGTTCGAAACACTTGTAACGGATGTCACAGGCGAGGTCGAAGCGATAGCCACCGAAGCGAAAGCGAGGGGTGCTGTTTTCGGCAAGCCGTCGGCACCGATCGGCGGTGGAGGAAACGGAGCGGAGCTCACCGACGCACAGAAGAAGGCTATCAGCCAACGCACACCTGCGCCGGCAGACGGGCAGCCGTTCTAATTGTATAACCCTTAAATCATACTCACAATGGGAATGACAGTTAAAAAACGCAAGGATGTTGACACAAAGCGTGTCATCTTGCACCGCATCGCAGACATTCGCGGCGGCGTTTCGGTTATGATCACCGAGATTAACAACCGCGATTTCCTGCCGGAGGGCACTGTTATCAGCGCACCCGACACCAACGCAAAATGCCATGTTGTGAAATATGCGAAATTGACAGCCAACGCTGCCAACAACGCAACAGATATCAAAGTCGCAAAAGGTCACGACTTCAAAGTCGGTGACTACGTCATGGCAGCAACAGGCGCAAAGGCTTACGCCATCAGCGCAATTGACACTTCGAACGCCTCTTACGATACTATCACCGTCGGCACAACCCTCGGCGTAGCTATCTCTGAAGGTGCGTACATCTTCCAGGCTGCCGCAGAATCGGCAAGCAACACATCAGCCTTCAAGTACATCCCTGCTGCTATCACAGGCACAGGCGTAAAAGTCGAGGCAGGTGACAACGTGATCGTCGACGCATGGGTTATGGCAGTGACCAAGGGTCACGAGCTCCCAGCAGCCATTGCTTCTCAACTCAAAGGTATCATCAACTACTAAAGGAGGTAAATCATGGCAACAGTAACAGACACCCTCATTCAGGGTTTGACAGACAAAATGGTACAGGCACGTATCGACAGCATCGACGTGAAACCATTCAACTTCGGTACTCTTTTCCCGGTTAAGAAGGTCAACGGCTTCTCATGGAAGATGCTCGCCAACGCAGCCGGAGCAAAGAACGTGGCAGCCGATGTCCACGCTGACAACGGCTCAATCATCCGTAAGAAACGCCAGCTCTTCGAGAGCGCACAGGGCGACATTCCGTTCATCAGCATTTCACGCGAGATGAAACGTTCCGAGATTAAGGAATATCAGACAGCGGCAGCCCTCGCACAGGGCGGCGACGCTATCGCACTCGTTGACTATTGGGGCAACGACGTTGACTTCTGCTTCAACGGCGTACAGGCAGAGTTGGAGTTCATCGCTCTGAAACTCATGTCGGGCGCAGGCAAGCTCGCTTTCACAGCAAGCAACAACGCCACATTCGCAGCAGAGTTCGACCTCGACTATTCAGTCGATGCAGCTATGAAGAGAGCAACCACAACAGATTGGGGCACAGCTGCAACAGCTGATATCCTCGGCGACCTCGCCACATTGGTGCAATACGCCAAGGGTAAGAACCGCAACCCGAAGTTCGGTTTCGTGTCTCTGAACACCTTCTATAAGATCGTGTCAGCAGACCAGATCATCAAGAAATGCGCAACACTCGTTGAGAACTCAGTCGGCGTGGCTTCGTCACCTGACTTGAAGACCCTCAACGCCATGCTCGTGAAACAGGCTTGGCTCAACGGTCTGCAGTTCGTCGTCATCGATCAGGACATCACCCGTGAGACTATCGACGGCACACAGACAACCGGCAACCCGTTTGACGACGACATCCTCGTGTTGTCAGACACTCTCGTACAGGGTTCAACCCAGTATGACATCTTGAACGTTGACAACCCGTCAATCATCCGTGCCGAGCGTTCGCACACCGTAGTGAAGAAGTACGGTACTATCGAACCGACAAGCGAAGTGACAATCGGTGAGGCTGACGCCGTGCCGGTGTTCAACAACGCCTACAAGAATCTGTACGTTAAGACCAACGCCGTAAGCTGGTAATAACAATTCGGAACTATGAAGGTCATCGAATCATTAAAAAGCATCAACGCCTACCCCGTACCGTCGGCAACCTTGGAGACTATCGCCGTTGAGCGTGGTCTCAGCACTGCCGAAACGGTGACGGCGGCGGTTCTCGGGTCACAGCCTTATCGTCTTGCGAAAGCCGACGTGCTGTTGTGGCTGTCAGAAGCCCCCGCCGTCGCACAGGGCGGCATGAACTACTCGTTTACCGACGAGCAGCGCGACGCTTTCCGCAAGGCTGCGCAGCGCATATACGCCGATGAGGGTGTCACCCCACCGACGAATATCGTCGTTTACGGATACAAAGGCTCAAGACTATGATTATTCAGAACGGAACCATCGAAGTAAAAGTCAAGACAGCTGGCGGGATCGACCTCGAAACAGGACATCCCGTCAAGTCTGCATCTGAATGGGGCGCACCGATAGCGTGCCAATACATACCCAACACCCACAACAATCTCGGGCGCACGGTGAACGGACAGCACTTCACACAGGCATCATACACGGTGCTCATCGAAGAGCAGGACATCACAGGCGAACAGATAAGGCTGAAGGACATGAGAGGCAATGTCGTGGGCGAATTCTCCATTCTATCGGTGGAACCGCTTGAAGCCGTTTGCGAGACACGGATAATGGTATAACCTTATAACGACACAGACTTATGCCTATAAGACAGACCACATCGAACCGGGAACTCGAGAAAAGCCTTGACATCAAAGTGGCAGCACTGCGAAAGGCTATCATCTACAATCTCGAATACGTTGGGGAACAGGTCGTCAATCGCGCCCGTAACACTTCGGAGAAGGGTCACGATTTCACAGACCGCACAGGCAACCTCCGCAGCAGTATAGGTTATGTCATCACCGTTGACGGGCAAATCGTAAGCAGCAGCGATTTCCGCCCCGTCTTGACGGGACAGGAGGGCTCGGGTGTCGGGCAGAGCTTCGCCAAGCTACTGGCGGCGCAGTTTCCGACAGGCATCGCCCTCGTCGTTGTTGCAGGTATGAAATATGCCGGTTATGTGGCGGCTCGGGGTTTCGACGTTTTGGACAGCTCGCAGGAGTTGGCAAGACGCCTCGTCCCGAGGATGTTGGAAAAACTCAAATTGAATTAAGCACTATGGCAAAGACAGGCAAACAGATACAAGGCGACGTGTACCAGCTGTTGCGCGACAGCACACTCTACACGATGATTTCAGGCGAAGTCTATCGCAGTGGCAACCGCCCCCGTGACAGCAAGAAGGAAGACGCAGAAGTCATTTTCACCACAGGACTTACCGACCAGATTCAGTCGGGTGTCGTGACGGTGAACATCTTCGTCCCTGACATCGACCCTTGGGGTAACGGCGTTATGGTCGAGGACAGCCAGCGCACCGAGCAGCTTGAGAAGTACGCCCAAGCATGGGTGGAGAGCCTGACAGCCGAGGTGTCGAATTACAAGTTCGAGTTGCAGCAGACTATCTTCACGGAAGAAGAGCCGCAGATCCACCAACATTTCGTCGTCGTGAGACTTCGTTACGAGTATTACGGTGATGATGATGACCCTATGATTATACCGCAGACCGCCTACATCGACGCTCTCGACACGGAGGATAACGACGACTATATGCCGTTGCTTATCACCGAGGACGGGGAAAACGCCGTTGAGGTCTTGCCGGTAAACCCAAAGAAATTATCTAATAACTAATTAAAAATCAATGCGATATGGCAAAACTCTCTTGGGGTAAACCCAAAATCGAATACGGTACATCCGCTTCAGGTGCTGTCGCATCTTCATTCACCGAGATCACTCTCGACGTTGTGAAGGACAGCGCAGAACTCTCCGTCAATGAGGGAGATACACAGGAAGCAAAGGACGAGGGCGGTAACCTCGTCGATGCTCGTCAGGGCGCGAACACCTATGTCTTCGCGTTCGAGGTCTATGTGAAGAAAGGCGACACCTTGCCGATTTCAGACGCCGACGGTATCGTCACAGGCGAATACTCTGTCCGTCTCTCAGGCGAGGACGCTGCGACACCGGGCTTCCTCATGCCGGTCTGCCGTGTGTCTTCACAGACAACATGGAAATCCGACATCGGTAAGAAGGTCAAATACATCTTCCGTGGTGTGAAACCTGCTTCGGGCAACATTCTGCAACCTTATACAGTAACACCAAGCGGCACAGAGTAACGACGGGCATTAGGCTCGTGGTGGAGGGCACCCGTAAATTGGACTCCGGGCGGTTCGATTCCGCCCCCCTCCCCTAACCATTAAACACAAAAACACGTACAGAAACATGAGCAAAACACTTGAAGAAAAAACGGCAGAAGCCGTCTTACAAAACAAAAAAACGGTAAAGGTGGGTAACAGGACTTTCACGGTAACACCCCCTTCCGTTCGCACTATCATAGCGGTGTCAGGCGAGATTTCACGTCTGCCCGCTTTTCAGCAGGTGGAGGGTGCCAATCCGATGATGCAGACCCTCGCCTACGCCCCGGAAAGCAAGAGGTTGGGAAAAATCCTCGCACTGATGATGTTGGGACGCCGTCGCGCCCCATTTGACTTTATCAGGGCAATACGCCGCAAGATCCTTGCCGCCGCCATTCTCGACTTGAACACGGAGCAGATGTACGAACTGCTCACAGAACTGCTCAACGGAATGGAGGTCGGTTTTTTTTTCGGCATTATCACTTCCCTAAACGAAATAAACATGCTTCGGGCAAAGGAGACGATCTAAACGACAGCGTTTGGGCGTTGATAGGCGCAATGGCGAAAGCCTATACGCTGACCTTCGACGAGGTTCTCGATATGTCGTTTCAGAACCTCACATTATACGGGGCAGTGCTGCCGAGCAGCCACAGCGACAAGAAGGACAACGACAACGGGGAGAGTTACAGCATGGACGACCCAGCCAACCACCAATTATTACAGGACTTGATAAATAATTCACAATGAACGACACGCAACATTATGTAATAGAACTTGACGACAACCGTTTTCAAGAAACATCCAGCAGGGTAAAGAGGTCATTCGGGGCAATGGGTGACACCGCTGAGGCGCAGGGTGAACGTATCGACAACAGCTTCCGCAAAATGGCTGTTGCCGCTGCGGGATTCTTCACGCTGAAACAGGCTGCGGACTTCGCCCGGCAGATGATAAAGGTACGTGCCGAGGTGGAATCTCTGGAGATTTCATTCCGCACCCTTGTGGGTAACAAGGAGAAAGCCGACGCCCTCTTTGCCTCGATACGTGACTTTGCCGTCAATACCCCGATGATGTTGAATGGTCTCGCCAAAGGCGCACAGACGCTTCTATCGTTCAACGTGGAGGCTGACAAGGTCATGGGTATTCTGAAACAGATTGGCGATATCTCAATGGGTAACCAGCAGCGTTTCGATTCACTGACACTCGCTTTCGCACAGATGTCGGCAACGGGCAAGCTCATGGGACAAGACCTCCTGCAGATGATCAACGCCGGTTTCAACCCTCTCTCCGTGATGTCCGAGAAGACGGGCAAGAGCATCGCACAACTCAAGGACGAGATGTCAGCCGGGGCGATAACCTCTGAAATGGTGGCACAGGCTTTCGCAGACGCGACCTCCGAGGGCGGCAAGTTCTACAACATGCTCGAAAAACAGTCGAAAGGTCTCAACGGAAGTATCTCGAACCTCAAAGGAGCTATCGACGATATGTTCAACGATATCGGCACCAAGTCGCAAGGCACGGTGTCCGACATCATCCAGGGCGCAACGACGATAGTCCGCAACTATCAGAAGATAGGCGACGCCCTGACCGTTCTTATCGCCACCTACGGCAGTTATAAGGCTGCGGTCATCGCCACGAACCTTGTCATGAAGGCTTCGGCTTTCGTCGACAACATCCGTCTCATCGGAATGTTCCGCAAGGAATTGGGCTTATTAAAAGCCGCACAACAGGCGTTCAACCTCACGGCGATGCAAAACCCGTACATCCTGCTTGCGTCCGCTATAATCGGCGCATGTGTCGCCATTGGCAAACTTGTCAAGAGGCAGCGTGAGGAGGAACAGGCTGTCATCGACAGCACAAGGGAAATGCGTGAGGAATACACGCAGACCAATAAATTGGTTACCAAGCTGAAAGACGCCAACCTCAAAGAGGGTGAGCGTAAGAAGATTCTCGATCAGCTTCGCGAGGTGAACCCGGACATCGTTCAAGGCATCAAGGACGAGGCGACAGCCTATGAGCAGCTGAATGCCCGTTTGGAGGAATACAACAAACGCCAACTTGCGGCTATCGCCGTGAAACAATTCAGCAAACGTGAGGATTTCGACGAATCAGTCGAAGACCTTGTGAAGGCGAAGGACAAAATGGAAAGTGCCAACGCCGACATGATTAACACATGGAGCACCATTTATTCCCGGTATCTCGAAATGCGGGATGAGAACAAAAACACCTATCACAGCTGGGAGGGCATCAACCCTCAGGTCGCATCTTTGATAGAAAGCCTTGCCGCATCCGACGCTTCCGAAGCTGAAAAAGTGGAGGCGGTATTTTCCGCATTAAGAAAGAGGAACAAAGAAAAGCAAGACGCTCACGGAGCTACCATTGCCAACGAATGGGAATGGGGCGAACTGAATAATTTAATGCGTGGGTTGAGCGACAGCGATTTCAAGTCGGCAGCGGATAAGCTCGACAAATTGAGTAACGTATATGAGGATAAAGCTAACGCTCTGAAAGCCAAAATCGAACAGATTGCGGCTTCTATCTATACCACCGACGAGAAAGCCCGTCAGGAGTTCATCGACTCACAAATGGCTCTGTATTTCCCGGACACCGTCAAGAAGCCGGAAGACAACGGCGGCGAGCAGCCTGTCATCAAGAATATCAAAGAGCAGACAGCCGAGGCGAGAGCTCTTGTCAAGCAGCTCGAACAGGAAATCGCAGACCTCCGCTCGGGCAAGACCACGACAGACGCCAACGGCAACGAAATCAAGGACTTCGCAGCGGAGATTGCCGCAAGGGAAAAAGCCTTGAAAGAAGCCAAGGAACGCCTTGCGACCCTGACAGGTGAAACAGACAAGGGAACGAAGAATAACGCCGGAGAAGCCGAGAGAATGCGCCGTCAGGTTGAAAAAGACGGACAAGCCCTCGTAAGACTTAAAGAGGATCTCGCCCTCGAAGCTCTCGAAGCCGAATATGAGACATGGGACGAGGGTTTCGCAAAGCAGGAAAAGCTGCGTGAACTTGCCCACCAAAGAGAGATGTTACAGCTCCAGCGCAACCGTGAGGACTACCTCGCCAAGCTGCAAGATGCGGAGCGTGCTCAATGGGAAGCCGACAACCCGAATTGGAAGGAAAAGAACCTCACGTTCACCCCTACCATAACGGCTCTCCCGGCTGACATCAAAGCCAACTTCGACGCTATCGAGAAGTACATGACGGACAGCTTCAATAAAGCCAACAAGAAATCCTTGGAGGAGGCGTTGAGCGACATCCTCACGTATGAGCAGAAGCGGGCGAAGATCATCGCCGACTATGAGGCTAACCGCAGCCAATTCTACACCCACGACAGCGAGGGCAACGAGACAGGTCTGCGCGAGGGTGTCACAGAGGGTAACCTCGAGGAGCTTCAGAGTCAGCGTGACGCCGCCCTCGCTTCCCTCGATGAGGAGGTGGCGAGCCGCAGTCAGTCGTATCAAAGCTGGCTCAATCAGATTAGCACACTCACCGTGTCTCAGCTCAAGACATTGCTCGAGGCGGCGAAAAAAGCTCTCTATACCTTGGAACACGACCCGACAGCCGACCCCGCTGCGCTTGCCGAAGCGAGGGCAAAGGTCGTTCAATTGGAGCAGACTATAAGGGACTCCAACCTTTCGCCGGACATCGAAGAGCTTGTCAAGTGGCAGCTGTATAGCGAACAGCTCGACGAGGCGGGGAAAGCCCTCTCGTCGTTGGGCGACCAAATGGGCGGTGTCGCAGGTGAGGCGTTGTCGATGTTAGGCACAATCATGACCTCGACATCCACAATGGTAAAGAACATCCAGCAAATCACCGAAAACTGCTTGAAGGCTATGGAGGATGGAGCGACAAAGGCTTCAAAGGCTATCGCTGCGGCACAGAGCGCAGTGGCAATCCTCGCTATCATCCAGGCGATATATTCAGCCGTTTGTCAGCTGCGCGACCTTATCGACAACAATTTCGACACGGACAGCGGCTTCGGTAAGTTTGCCTCGGACTTTCTGCATTTCCTCACCGATTCGGAAACCATGCTCGAAAACCTTGCATGGAGTCTGCTCGGACCTGTCGGCACGTTGGTGGGTATGCTTAACTCCACGAACAAAGCCAGTGACCGCCGGGCGCACCAACAGGAGATTGAACGCCTGATGAACACCTATGACGAGCTCAATTATCAGGTCAGCCGGCTCGGAAAACAGGCGGAAGAGACATTCGGCGAAACCAACGCAGCAATCCGTCAGCAGCAGATCGAGCTGAAAAAGCTGCAGATTGAGGCGTTGAGGTCTGCCATTGCTGAGGAGCGTGAGTTGAAAGACCCGGACGAGGACAAAATCGCAGGTTGGGAAAGTCAGATTCAGACCTTACAGGATGACATCGAAGACCTTGAAACGGCAGCCGTGGACGCTATCTACGGCGAGAGTATCAAGACAGCCATTGAGAACTTCGCCGACGCCCTCGTCGATGCGTGGTCGAACGGCACAAGTGCATCCGAAGCCGCGAACAAGTACATCCGCGACATGATTAAGAAGACAGCTTTACAGGCTATCCTCGACTATACACAGGCATCTGCGAGAATTGACGCTATCCGTGACAAAATCAAGCAGTACCTCGACAACGACGGAATCATCAGCGAGAGCGAGCAGAGCGAGATTGAGGGCATGGCTCAACAGCTTATGGACGAGGTGACGGAACAGTTCGAATGGGCGCAGCACCTCTTCGAGGAGGAGCGCGAAGGCAGCAAGAAAGGCATCGCACAGGCTTCACAGGAGAGCGTCGATGAGCTTAACGGACGTGCCACCGCCATACAGGGACACACCTATTCGATAGCCGAGAACACACAGCAGCTGCTGGCGACGGCAAACGCCATTCTCAACAGCGTGTTGGTCATCCGTGACAACACCGACAGCCTTGGGGCGAAGGTGGACACGATGAACGAGCAGATCCGGGTGATGCGCAACGACATCAGCGACATAACAACAAAGGGTATAATCATTAAAAGGTAAAAAGCTATGGAAGAAATCATCAGAAAGATTTTTCAACAGGCGAAACCGTTGGGATCGTGTAAGATGTTCACAGGCGACGAGCGCACTGTTGAAGATATCATCAAATTGTTTACCGACCCGCAGGGCATTGAATTCTGCATCAAGAAGAATTTCCCTGACATATCGACATACCGGGCTTTCGAGCCTTGGTTTGAGGAAGGTCGCAAACACGGAATATACATCGACGCCGGGGCTATCTCACTGAAAAACCCTAAACTCGCAATTCTTATCGGCAACACCGCAGCGACAATCACCTGCGACACCGTTGAGGATCTTCACAGGGTCGTCGCTCTCCAAGGCGCAAAATGCAACGTGATAGCATGCAATTGGGCTGTCGTAAGGGTTCGCAAGGACGACAACAGCACAATCATCAAGAGCGTCCATAATAACGCTATAATTCTGTAACACCATGATAGGAAAACTCTATATCGACGGCAACGACGTTTGGACGCAGTACGGTGTATTTGTCGTGCAGGGCGGGTACAACGACCTTGTGGCAATGCCCCCGCTGAAAGATGTCGAAAGCAATGACTGGCACGAGGAGGACGGTGTCGAAGCCGATCTCTCCTCTCCCGTGTTAAACAGCCGGGAGGTGTCAATCAAATTCGCGGTGTCGGGTGTTTTCAGCCGTTTTGTGGCGTTTATGACAATGCTGTCGGACGGAGCATACCACGACTTCAACTGTGTTTCAATCGGGCGGCAATACCGGCTGCGCCTTGTCAATGAAAACAGCCGCAAGATCATACGCCCGCTTGAAACCGTGACACTCCGTTTCGCCGACGATTTCCCGGCAAGACATATTCAGCGTTTCGAAGTGGCAGCCCGCACAGCGCAGAACCACGAAGCGACACCGGCAAGCACGACGACGCAGGTTGATGACTATTACATCGACGGGCGCAGGCTGACAGCCTACGGCGCACGTGTGCTTCAAGGCTCGCTCGCCGAGATAGTGAAGAAGCCGCAGGTGAAAAAGAACATGTACCGCAACATCAAGACAGTCACCGGGGCTATCTACGACGGCGTGAACGTGCATTATCAGACGAAGGACGCGAAGCTCAACCTGCTGTTCCGGGCGGCAACGCTCGAGGAGCTGTGGAACAACTTCGACGCCCTGCTGTTCAACCTGACACGCCCTTACGAACACGTCCTTGCGGTCACAGCGACGGAGGAGGCGTTCTATTGTTCTTACAAGAGCTGTTCGGTGCAGGAATTCTTCCCTGACGGGCAGATATGGCTCATGGTGCGCCTCACTCTCACGGTCTATTCCCGTGTCACGAGCGAGGACATGGAGGAGGCGTTGGGTATCATCCCGCCTGACGATATGAGCGAAGCCGCCATAACAGTTCGCCAGCGTGTGGCAGCGTCGGTGACAGCCGACAACGTCGTGCTTCCGTTCCAGACGCAGGAGGAAATCGACGACAGCATGCTGCTCTCATCAGAGGACGGCATTATCGTGTTCAAGGATGATGACGACAGCTTCGCTATCAGCATCTACCCTGACAGGTTCAACTACCCGACGCTCCGACTTGTCAACAACCGTCAGACTATGCGCCTGACATCAGATAATTCAATGAGGTTCAACAACTAACAAATTCACACTCCTATGAAGAAGATAAAAATATCAGAATTGCCCGAGTATCAGTCCCTGACAGGTCTATTCACTATCGGAACGGACAGCCAGAACCGCAGTGTGAAGGTGTCGCTCGAGTGGATTCAGACCACCACGAACAATGCCGTATCAGCAGCTAATGACGCTGCAGCCCTTGCGAACCAAAAGGCAGGGCTGGCTAACGACGCTGCCGCACTCGCTAATCAGAAGGCTGGGCTCGCAGCTGACGCAGCTGCCTTGGCTAATCAGAAAGCCGAACTTGCCGACACCAAAGCAGGTCTCGCTGACGAGAAGGCGACCCTCGCCAATCAGAAGGCTGGGCTTGCCAACGAAGCGGCGCAGAACGCCAATGACAAGGCGACCCTTGCCAACACGAAAGCCGAACTCGCAGACCAGAAAGCAGGTCTCGCCGATGAAGCCGCCACAGCAGCCAACGCAGCGAAAGACGCCGTCCTCGCAGCTTGGGGAAGCCTCGTGCCGTCAGCCATGTCGGTGGTAGCACCGTTGAGACTGACTCTCGGCAACCTGCAACCGAATTTCATCACTCCCGTATTAAGTCCTACGGGCGTGGCAAGAAACGTCATCTATCAGAGCGATAACGAGGCTGTCAGCGTCGAGCCTGACGGTCGCATCGTCATCCTCAAGAAAGGCATCAGCCGTGTTCACGTCATCCCGACACTCAACACAGGTCTCCACAAGACCATAGCTATCGAGGTGACAGAACCGACAGCAAGATTCGTCAACACAAGAGCGCAGCTCCGCTTCACGTCGTCAGGTGCGTTCAGACTTAACTAATTCAACCAATATTGTTTAATCAAAATCAATAGAAAATGGCACTTACAACACAACAAGAAGAAATCCTCGTTCAGATTATCGAGGCTTATCAGAACGGCAAGCGTCTGCAAGACCTCCCCGAAGTACAGGGGACAAATCCGTTCAACCTGATTACAGAGGTGCTGGATGAGGACGGCGAGAGCAAGAAAGCGGCACTCGCCACACTCCTCCCGTATCTCGAATCGGACTGCTCCTATGGCGTCGAGTTTGACACCAGCGTCAGCTCCCCTGCCTGTACCCGTATCGGCAACACAGACCTTCACAAGAGCCTTCCTATTCAGAGCCGTATGAGAGGCTGCATCCTCAACGACAACGGCGATGTCGTGGAATACCTTGACCCGAAGGACTGGACAGGGGCTGTGCGTGACGGCTCTCGCGGTCAGGTCATGGTGGAAATCCCTATGCACTACCGCAAGTTCGAGACCGACGGCACAAAACGCCGTGTGAAGCTCTCGGAATTCCCTCTGCCTGGCTATCATCAAGTCAAGAAGCAGTATGTCTCGGCTTACCAAGCCACCGTTGACCGCACCAACAGCAAGCTCGCTTCAGTGGTGAACACCACGGCGCAGTATCGTGGCGGCAACAACAATTCCGCTTACGACGGTCACGAAAACAGCGAACTCGGTATGCCAGCCACAAGCATCAGCCGTACCAACTTCCGCACCTATGCCCGTAACCGTAAGGCTAACAGCACAGAGTGGAACTGCATGACCTACGGCATTCAGAAAGCCCTCTATTGGATGTTCGTCGTGGAATATGCCACATTGAATTCACAGGCGGCTTACAACGCAGCTCTCACCGAAGAAGGCTATCATCAGGGTGGTCTCGGTGACGGCGTTGACAACCTCAATTCGACCAAGTGGAACTCGTTTAACGGCTACAACCCTGTCATCCCTTGCGGTCACACCGACAGCCTCGGCAACCGTACTGGCGTGGTGGACTACACTATGCCTGACAGCTATGACACAGGCAACGTCGTCACGGTTCACGTTCCACGTTATCGTGGCGTAGAGAACCCGTTCGCCCATATCTATCAATGGACAGACGGTATCAACGTCCGTGTCAACCCGACAGAGGCAAACGGCGGCAACGACCTCTCCGAGGTGTTCGTCTGCGACGATCCAGCGCATTTCAGCGACAGCAGCTATGACGGCTACAGCCTCGTCGGTCACGAAGCCCGTACCGATGGTTATGCCAAGGAACTCATCTTCGGTGAGGGTGGCGAAATCATCCCTTCAGCAGTAGGCGGAAGCTCATCGACGTATTTCTGCGACTACCATTACACGAGCATTCCAACCACAACAGCCCTTCGCGGTGTCCTGTTCGGTGGTGTTGCGGACGTCGGTGCGGGTTGCGGCTT